GGCGATTTATTCATATTTGAGAGATAATCATCCCGAACTTATTGAAGATGAATATTTCCGTCCCCACGACACCGCAGTAATCGGAATACCTCAAAAAGCACCAGAAGGTTCAATCTTAAGAAATGAGTCACCAATTCAACTTTTAGAGAGAGTTAAAAGGGTTCATATGGAATGGATTAAACCGGGTCATAGAAGTGGAAGTAATTCACATAATGTATCTGCAACTATTTCAGTTAGAGAACACGAATGGCCGGCGGTAGGTGAGTGGATGTGGGAAAACAGAGAACACTACAATGGTTTATCAGTATTACCATTTGATGGTGGTTCGTATATCCAAGCACCATTTAGTGATTGTACAAAAGAAGAGTATGAAAAACTTATGGAAACCTTAAAAGATGTAGATTTGTCTAACATTATTGAAGTTAATGATGATACAAATTTATCAGGTGAAATCGCTTGTGGAGCGGCGGGATGTGAAATTACAACTGCATAATTTATGGAAGAAGAAAAAAATAAAAGGGAGAAGATAAAACTTCTCCCTTCTTATTATTATATGGATGGGACAAAACTTGTCTTTACAGAACAATATCATATTGATAGAGGGTATTGTTGCGGTAATAATTGCAGACATTGTGCATATGAACCAAGAGCACAAAAAGGAAACACTACAATAAAAAAATAATGTAGGTATATTTATGTGATATGGCTGATGGTTTAACATATGGTATTAATTACCCTTTCAGAGATTCACAAAAAGGAGATTATTTACAACTTACAGAATATCAAAAAGATGAAGTAAGGGCGGCACTTCTACATTTAATACTCACAAGAAGAGGTTCAAGGTATTATTTACCAAATTTCGGTACAAGAATATATGAATTTATTTTTGAACCATTTGATGGGTTAACATTTAACGCAATTGAATCTGACATAAGAGATGCAATTAATGCATACATGCCAAACCTTATTGTTAATAATATTACAATAGAACCGGCATCTATTGAGGATGAAGGTCCTGTTGGAAGTGGAAATATAATTTCAGATGATTTACCATATATTTTCAGGGTTCCCGGTAAGGGAACTGCGGATTATACTGCAAAAATAAAAATTGAGTATTCAACGGACTCCGCTACGTTTGCTCAAAGTGATTTTGTTATAATAAATATTTAAAACAAATGGCTAAAAAAATATCATATACAGTAAGGGATTTTGAAGGAATAAGGTTGGAACTTTATAACTACGTAAGACAATACTACCCAAATCTTATTCAAGATTTTTCTGACGCATCAGTATTTTCTGTGTTTTTAGATTTAAATGCTGCTGTGGCAGATAATCTTCATTATCATATAGATAGAAGTATTCAAGAAACCGTATTACAATCCGCACAACAACGCTCTTCAATTTATAATATTGCAAGAACATATGGATTGAAAATTCCTGGTTTGAGACCCTCTGTGGCATTAGTTGATTTTTCAATTACAGTGCCCGCTTTTGGTGATAAAGAAGATGAAAGATATTTGGGTACATTGTTAAGAGGTTCTCAAGTTATTGGTGTGGGACAGATTTTTGAAAACATAAGTGATATAGATTTTGCATCACCATACAATTCACAAGGTTTTCCTAACAGATTGAAAATTCCAAATTTCAATTCAAATGGAGTTCTTATTAATTATACAATTACCAAAAGGGAATTAGTTGTCAATGGACAAACAAAGGTATATAAAAGAGTTATAAATGCAAATGATGTCAAACCATTTTTTGAACTTTTCTTACCTGAAAAAAATGTATTGGGCATTACAAGTGTTTTATTAAAAAGTGGTTCACAATATTCAAATGTTCCGACAGCGGCAGAATTCTTGGGAACTGCAAATAGATGGTATGAAGTTGATGCATTGGCAGAAGACAGAATTTTTGTTGAAGACCAAACAAAAGTATCAGACCAACCTGGTATAAAAGTGGGTAAGTACCTTCAAACAAATAATAGATTTATATCTGAATTTACCCCTGAAGGATTTAAAAGAATGATTTTCGGTGGAGGTACAAATTCGGCTCAAGATGCATTAAATCAATTCACAAACTTGGGGACACCACTAAACTTACAGAATTATTTAAATAACTTTTCATTAGGTTCAACACTTACACCAAATTCAACTTTGTTCATTCAATATAGAATTGGTGGAGGTTTGGCGACAAACTTGGGTGTTAATGTAATAAATCAAATTGGAACAGTATCTTTTTTTGTTAATGGTCCATCTGAAACTATCAACAATTCTGTTGTTGGTTCTTTAAGGTGTAATAATGTGACTGCCGCAATAGGAGGGGCGGATGCTCCAACAACCGAAGAAGTTAGAAACTTTGTTTCATTTAACTTTGCAGCGCAAAAAAGAGCTGTCACAGTAAATGACTATGACTCAATTTTAAGAACAATGCCTGCTCAATTTGGTGCTCCAGCAAAAGTTGCAATCACTGAAATTGATAATAAGGTTGATATTCAATTACTTTCTTTTGATACTTCAGGAAAACTAACAAATGTAGTTTCTAATACTTTGAAACAAAATATTGCAAATTATTTGTCAAATTATAGAATGATGAATGATTATATTTCTATCAAAACTGCAGATGTAATTGATTTAAGTATAACAGTTTCTGTTGTAATACAAGCAACACAAAACTCTGGACAAATTATTTCGGACATTATTAATAATGTTACAAACTTTTTTGACCCATTCAAAAGACAGTTGGGGGAGAATGTATTTTTATCTGAATTAAAAAGTATTATCCAAAATCAAAATGGTGTGATTACAGTCACGGCTCTTGATGTGTTTAATAATGTTGGGGGACAATATTCTTCCTCACAAACTTCAATGGCTTATTCAGATGAAGAAACAAGACAAATATTACCTGTTGATGATACTCTATTTGCACAACCAAATCAAATTTATCAAATAAGATATCCTGGTAAAGACATAAAAGTTTCAGTTAAGAATTTCCAAACTGTTAGTTTTTCTTAATTTTATTAAAATCATAATATGGGAAAAACCCAAAGAATTAAGACGGAAGTCGGTATTAACAAGCAGATTAATGTAGAATTTGAACAAGATTTTGATTTTTTGGAAATCTTGTCATTAAAAATACAACAAGAAGATGTATATACCAAGTCATGCTCCGAATATGGGGTTGTTGTTGGTAGAGTTACTGCTAATAATGGTTTCGGTGTTCCAAATGCAAGGGTATCAATTTTTATACCTGTAACAAATCAAGATAAATCTAATCCTGAAATATACGCAATATATCCGTATACAAGTCCTGATGAAAAAAATGAAGACGGGTATAGATACAATTTATTACCGTATGAAAAAACTCATTCTAATCACGTACCAACAGGAACTTTCCCTTCAAGGGTTGATGCTTTGACTGATAGAGTTGCTATAGACATTTACAACAAATACTACAAATACACAGTAAAAACAAATGATAGTGGTGATTTTATGATTATGGGTGTACCATTAGGAGTTCAAACCGTTTTCATGGATTTGGATTTATCCGATATGGGCGAATTTTCTTTAACACCTCAAGATGTTGTTAGGATGGGTAGAGCAACGGAAGCACAAATTTCAGGGGCTCAATTTAAAAGTTCAACTGATTTAAATTCTTTACCACAAATAGTTTCAATAACTAAATCAATTGATGTTGCACCATTTTGGGGTGACCCCGAAATTTGTCAAATTGCAATTAGTAGGTGTGACTTTGATTTGAGAGACGACGCAAAAATTGACATACAACCTACAGCAATTTTTATGGGTTCCTTGGTTTCTTCTGTAGAAACAAAATCATTAAAAACAAAATGTAAACCACCCAAAGAATTGGGTAATATGTGTAATTTAGTTGCAGGACCTGGTCAGATTCTTTCTATAAGACAAACAATTAATGTTGATGAATTTGGTAGACCCATACTTGAACAATATAACTTTGACGGAGGTAATGATGTAATTGATGGAGACGGTGCTTGGCTTGTGGATTTACCAATGAATTTGGATTATTATGTTACAAATGAATTTGGTGAAAAAACATTGTCTGATGACCCATCTAAAGGAATTCCAACAAAGGCCAAATATAGATTCAAGATAAAGTGGAAACAATCTGAAGATTTGGGACAAAGAACCAAAAGGGCGTACTATCTCGTACCAAATATTAGAGAGTATGGTTGGTCTGGTGGTCAAGACCCGAAAGACACAACAGGCGCATCTTATGATAGTTT